CCGATGTCAGGCATTCAGCAGATACGATAGTAAGGTGTCGGTAGACGAGATAAACGAGCGGTACGGAGGCAACCTTGTCTTCGTTGCTTTTCAGGCGCTATACGACAGAGGAAGCATTGACCTGTACACCAAGAATAAACTTGCTAAAATGTACAGCGACAAGATGAAAATGATCATCGACAACTTCCTGTTTTCTTCCATTGCTAGAGAGCTTAAAAATGCGCTCGACGATGCGGAGAGAAATAATAACTCCGTTGAAATGATCGATCATGCAATGAAACGGGCAAAGCAGGTTAAAGCAGAGCTCGTCGGTAAGATGCAGTCGGCATTTGAGATTGCGGACATCGCATCTCGTGACAGATACAAGGCAGATTACCATATGGTGGATGCTATGCGAATAATCTACAGGAAAGAGACTGACCAAATAGCTTCCTTCAAACAGTTGCACAAGGCTTACAAGCTAGTAATGAAAGCATGCTGGAATAACTACGTAAAAAATGCCAAGGAGCTGTTTACTGATATCGAATTAGATCTATGAAACGGTTATTTATCGGGATGTTGATTGCGCTTTCAGGATGGAGCGCATCGGCAAGCAACGACTCGATCATTCATCTAGTCGAAGCGATGATCTATGTAGAAAGCAGAGGGATTGACAGCGCTTACCGTGAGAGTGAATTAGCTGTAGGCTGCTTGCAGATTCGACCTGTTATGGTCAGAGAAGTTAACCGCATACTTCAGCTATGGGGTTCAGACATCAGGTACACGCTTGATGATAGATGGGACAGAGCAAAGAGCATAGAGATGTTCTTTGTGGTGTATCAATACTATCACTCAGAGAGCACCCTCGAGCAAATCGCTCGATGCTGGAACGGTGGTCCAAACGGAATGAAATACAAACAGACTAAAAATTATTGGAATGCAGTTAGAGCCTATATTGAAGAAAATAAATGCCTGCGAGAACGGACTCCAAAAGTTCGGTAAATACACGTCGGTAGAAAAGGCTATTCGAGAGGCTCGAGCTGAATGGATTGAGTGGGCTGATCTTAAGGTCAACGGCTACACCGAGAACAGAACAAAGTTCTTGCTGATGGCCGTAATGACCATAAGCAACCACCTATCGCCCGACGGAAAAAGAGCGTTAGATATGCTCATTTTTGAGCCTGATGTTTCGAAAATAGACAGGGGTGCATACATGTCGTTGATTAACAACGAGCAGGATGAAAGGTTGAAAAAGATCCTGACTGACTTGGTTAGCACGCTCCATGGAGACGACTCAATTATCCGACCTCACGTTCATCTAGTGAAGCAAATTAGAAGGTTTGATCCGTCTGTGTATTCTACGATCTATATGATACAAAGAGATACAATCCTATCGCAATTAAAAAAGAAAGCAAATACAATGGTAAATCAAGAAATTTTTGAAAGGCATGTAAGCAATGCCGAAGGGGTTTACGGAGTGACCCGAGAGCGACTATTCCGAAAAAACAGAAAGCGAGTTCTGAGCAGGACACGGCAATTGGTCATGTATCTATGCTATATGAGTGGCGTTCCTCCTCACGAGATTCAAAACTTCTTCGTGGTCAACGGGTTCGAATGCACCCAACAGAATATCAACCATGCTGTAGCGGTATGGGAGAATTTGTACAATGAGATTCCTGAATACAAAAAAATGATAGATAGATGGTTGAGCGAGATATGATAGACCTGTTTCAAGAGGCAGTAGAATCTAGGTTGACCTACGGGACAACGCAAATATCTACCCCGACAGAAGAAGCAGTTTTCAAGAACGGATATAAGATTGTTAAATCCTTGATTACAGAAGAGGTAAAGGTTTATAACACCTTAGTTAAGAGGGACTTTTACGATGAGCTCAAACCTTATGAAGTAGATTTACTACTTAAAGAGGGGTGGGTTCAAGGGACTAAATCTCTATATTTGCAATCCCTTAAGGTAGACCTTTACTTTCTTCATCAGGACCGAGACCTCGCTGTAGCGGTGGACGACTTTGAGAAGGCTCGAATAATTTCAGAACAAATTGAATCAATAACCAATAAAATCAAATCAAAATGAGTGACAAGAAAACAGTTTTTGAAACGCTTGCTGGCGTAAACCTAAATGACTTAATAAAGATAAAGGGGACAGGCAAGGATCAAATCAAGTATCTTTCTTGGGCAGATGCTTGGGCAGAGTTAAAAAGACGGTATCCTGATGCTACCTATAAAGTGCTCAAGGATCAAGCAACAGGGCTTCCTTACTTTGGAAACTCAAATCATGGATACATCGTCATGACAGAGGTCACCGTAAATGGAGACACCTTAGGCATGTGGCTACCTGTGCTTGACCATTCTTACAATTCAATGAAGGATGATCCTTATGAGATCAAGACCAAGTACAAGACTTTTACGGTAAATCCTATCTCGACATTCGATGTCAATAAGGCAATCATGAGATGTCTAGTAAAAAACATTGGTATGCACGGTCTTGGACATTATCTGTACACAGACGATGAGGTTCCACCTGTTTATGGCGGAATGCCTGAGCCTGCTCCTGCTCCTGTGAAAAAAGAGACTGTGAAAAAAGAGGCTAAGGAAAAGTCAACAGCAAAAAAAGAAGAGCCAAAGAGCAAACAGGTTAAAACAGCTCCTGCAAAAGAAGAGCTTCCTGAACTTGATGTGAACGGAGAGAAGTGGGACAATTGCGTCGCTTATGTAAAAGAGAACAAGGCGCTCGGATTCCAAACGATACTTCAGAACATTCGAATCAGCTACAAGCCTACTCTGAATGCCGTAGCTGCGATAAAGGAGATCGTTGAGCAGAAAGAAGAGGTCTCAGCTGACAGTCATGAGCATTGGAACAAGATCGAAGAATTCGTTAAGTCGAATCGATCTGCTGGGTTCGATACCATTGTCGATACCCTTAGAGAATTCTACGAGATCGATACCAAGACTGAGAACATGATAAAGAATCTGTTATGATTAATGCGTCTATTCTTAAATCAGACCTAGAATACTATAACGGGGAGGGGAGAAAGTATCTCTCCTACTCCGATATAGGGGCTCTACTGTATAACATCAATCAATTCAAGAATCCTCTAGACGAGGATATATTGAACCTGATGAAGGGATCATACTTTCACACCTACATGCTTGAAGATCACAAGCTACCTGAATTCAAACTGGTCGATGCCGGTAGTAGGAATGCAAAAGCCTACAAGGAGTTTTCAGAGGCTAATGGTGGCCGGAAGTTTTTACTAAGAAGTGAAGCGCTAGAGCTTCAAAGATTAGGTAACATTATGAAGGCTCATCCATACTTCAATGGACTTATCTATGGAGGGTTGGTTGGCCATGAGAAAGCATCCATCGTTGAGCTCTTTGGACTTCTGTTTAAGAGCAAAGCTGACATACTTAGGGCTGACTATGTGATCGACCTGAAGACAACAGGAGATATCGCAAGATTCAGATCATCAGCCCGCCGATACCACTACGACGCACAGGCCTACATATACAGCGAGAATTTCAACCGAAAGGTAGGGTTCTTGGTGATATGCAAGAAGACCGATACACTAGGCTTCTATACCTGTAGCGATGAATTCCTCCGATCAGGAAGGAACAAGGTGGAGAAAGCGGTGTCCAATTACAACGAATACTTCGGAGTGAATGCTACAAAAAACATTGAAGAGTATTTCATTAACGAAGAACTGTGAATGTCAAGAATGTCAATGTCTCCTATATACGTAATAAATAAAACTATGTATTTACTTTTTATTTTTTCTAATATAGGAGATTTTGTGACATTTTCGACATCTCACTGATAATCAGCTACATCCATAGCACTTTTATGACATGACACTGACATCAGCGTACACTTTTAACTAAAATTAGACATGATAGTAACTGTTTTCCGACACATCAGCGATGTAAATACTCCTTTTTATAGGAGTATCGATGAGGTGCTCGCAAGAATAAAGGAAGGGCATAGTGAAGAACTGATAACCCAAATACGAAACGAGGACAACAAGGAGAAAAGACAGGAGCTCAAAAAAGGACTGCCGTCGATATGCTTCTCAGGTAAATTTACCAAGAGGTCGGACTCAGCATGTGAAGCTCACAGCGGGTTCATATGCCTTGACTTTGACAACTACGACTCCATAGATCTCGTCAAGATGAAGAAGTCTGTCCTTAAGAAAGACCCATATGTCTACTCGGTCTTTATATCTCCGAGCGGAATGGGGCTTAAGGTACTTGTCAAGATACCTGACTCGATAGAGGACCATCTGAGCTACTTTAATGCGCTTCAGAATTACTTTGACGACAAGAAGCACTTCGACACCACGTCCAAGAATTTATCTAGGGTATGCTACGAAAGCTACGATCCGGATATATACATCAACGAGGATAGCGAGGTTTGGCATGTAGAAGACGCTCCTGATCCTGTACAGCACTCGATAACTAGCGATACAGTGACCATACCGCTAACAGATGAGCGAGATATTGTCAAGCGGTTGGTGAAATGGTGGGAGAAGAGGTATCCAATGGTTGAGGGACAGCGAAACAACAATGCGTTTACTTTGGCCATGGCATTCAACGAGTTTGGTGTGTCAAAATCGACTGCACTTATCGTGCTAGGTAGTTACGCTCAGAAAGGATTTTCAGAGCGAGAGATTGATCAGCTGGTTAACAGCGCATACTCAAAAACAGACCTTTTTGGTACAAAGTATTTTGAGGACGAGAAGAAGATAAAGGCTGTTGATCAGGCTATAAAGCAAGGAAAGACAAAAAAAGAAATTCACCGTGAACTAGAATCAGAGGGTGTTGACGGTGATTTAGTCGAGAAAGTAATCCGTGATAGAGAGAAGAAGAACGAATCTCCGGTCTTCTGGAAAATTTCTAAGAACGGAGCTGTCTCTATTATCCCTCTGGCTTTTAAAGTCTTTCTTGAGGAGCGTGGATTTTGGAAGTATTATCCTGAAGACGGTCAGGCGTACATCTATGTTCGAATCACCAATAACTTGGTAGAGGACGCCACCGAGCAACACATCAAGGACTTTGTGCTTGATTACTTGCTGAATATGGAGGATCAACATGTGTACAATTACTTTGCTGAGAAAACGAAATACTTCAAGGATGACTTCTTATCGCTCTTGTCTCCAATAGATATCGAATTTGTGGAGGATACAGATGAGTATTCGTACTTGTACTATCGTAACTGCGCCGTGAGAGTCAATAAGGATGGCGTGGAGATGATTGACTATATTGACTTAGGCCGGTACGTTTGGAGCAATCAGGTGATTGACCGTGACTTTGAGGTCCGTGAGAATTATGAGAACAACTACAGAAAGTTTCTCCATAACATCTCAGGCAATAAGAAGGCACGGATTGACGCTATGGAGTCTACAATAGGGTTCTTACTCAGTGGGTTCAAAAACCCGAGTTATTGTCCGGCCACAATCCTCAATGATGAGGTGATATCGGAGACTCCTGAAGGAGGAACGGGTAAGGGACTGTACGTGAAAGCTCTTTCGCACATGCGAAAGGTTGTGTCGATCGACGGTAAGATGTTCGCTTTTGACAAGTCATTTCCGTATCAATTGGTTTCTAAGGATACGCAAATAATCTGCTTTGATGATGTTCAAAAGAACTTCAGCTTTGAGCGGTTGTTCTCGCTTATCACCGAGGGGATTACATTGGAGAAAAAGAACAAAGATGCGATTAAGATTCCTTTCGAACGATCTCCTAAGATTATAGTCACCACGAACTATGCCCTCAAGGGCGCCGGGAATTCGTTTGAGCGTAGAAAGTGGGAGCTCGAGCTTCACCATTACTACAGCAAGGATTTCACTCCGGAGGATGAGTTTGGAGGGAGACTGTTCGGCTCTTGGGATGACGAAGAGTGGTTAAGATTTGACAACTACATGATAGCTTGTCTTCGAAAGTTCTTAAACCATGGATTGATCAAGAGCGAATTTGTCAACCTAGGGATCCGTAAGCTGTCAAGTGAGACCACGCATGAGTTTATCGAATTCTGCGGGTTAACAGAAGGAAGCGACAGATATCCTCACTTTTACGCAGGAAACAAGATGTACAAAAAGGACGTTTACGATGACTTTATTTCTGAGTATCCTGACTTTGCACCAAAAGCGAAAAGAGCTATTGCTCAGGGGACGTTCTACAAGTGGCTTAAACTGTATTGGATATTTAAAGAAGGCGTTGAACCGGAGGACGGTAGAGATTCTATAGGTAGATGGATACATTTTCAGAAAAAACCTGATCCTCCACAAACAAAGATGGCACTATGAGAGGCCCGACAATATGGTTCGGAGAAATCAGGTACAGAATAGATAGAAAAACCCCCTCCGGTAGAATTAAGAAAGGAGGGGTTCAGTCTGACTGGGTGATCACCCGAATCCAAGACAAAGACGATCTTGAAGGAAGTAGAACCTTGAGACAGTTTCAAAAAAGAGTAGGTTACAATCCTACCAAAACAAAGATATTCACCGTTGTTGAATTTATCAAAAACAAAGATTTAGGAAATGGAGCAATTGAAAAAGATCCAAAATATTACTGAAAGAAGGGATTCCATTGTGGAAACGATGTTGAAAAAATATCTATCTTTGCATCAATACGTTAAGCCTTCAGAGGTAGAGATACATCACTCAGACCGCAGTGGCAAAGGATTTACAGTGATTAAGAGGAATGATGCCAAGGTGTCCCAGACTGTTGTAACGAATTGGAAAACTGGCGAAATAAAAATAACATGGTAGACGTATTAAAAGTAGCAATAACACTCCCAATAGTGGTCGGGATCTACGTTCTGATTGCTTGGAGAATAAAAGAGTGGATCAAAAATTAATCAAATGGAATTTAAGAAGTACAAAAGAACAAACGTATCGGAGATGGCTCCGGTAACTGACGAAATGATTGATCGTTACGTCAGAAAAAAGAATTTATATATTGATGGGGCTCCTGTAAGAATATCTATTTCAGATATTGAAAATGGGTCTCCAAAGATTGGTGACATGATCGCCCAAAATCCGGACAACCACAACGATATGTGGCTGGTTAGTAGAGAGTATTTCCAAGAGAACTTTGAGGAGGTGTCACCTTAATCTAAGACAGGTTCCTTAGCTCAGTTGGTTAGAGCTCCTGACTCATAATCAGGCGGTCGCAGGTTCGAGCCCTGCAGGGACCACAAAACCATTCTGATTCATTACAAGCAGCTCAAACCTAGGGTAGGATTGCATGTATCGGATTCAACTGTCGATGAGGGTAGCACCATCCAAGAGGTGCTTAGGCTTGAATGAATATGAAGTAAATGTAGAGGCAACTTGTCCCAATCAGGTTATTTAGAATATGCGGGGTATTTGGCATCAGGAAGCATTAAAGCATTCCTCAATTGGAGAGGACAGAATGGTTTTTATCGGTGAGAGTATCAATGGAGATACAGCTAGGATGCGTCCTAGTATTGACATAACGAAGAAATTTAGAATGTGTCTTACGAGTAGGGAGTGTTAATACACTTATACAAGAAATCTTGAAATAAAGAATATAACCGAAACTACAGATTACCTCTTTAGTAAATAGAAGTTATGTTGTGAGTTCGACCCTCACCTCACTGGCAACTAAATAGTTTTATTTGCCTTCGTAGCTCAGCTGGATAGAGCATCTGCCTTCTAAGCAGACGGTCGCAGGTTCGAATCCTGCCGAGGGTACTAATTTTTAAAACAACCGATATGAAAAATCATGTAAGCCTTATTGGGCGTGTGGGCGCTGACCCAGAAGTGCAGAACTTCGAAAAATCAACAGTAGCTAGATTCTCCTTGGCTACATCCAAAAAATGGAAAGACAAAAATGGAGAGACTGTAGAAGACACGCAGTGGCATAGAGTAGAATTCTGGGGTCCTGTAGCTGAAAAAGTGATCGATCCATACGTAAAGAAAGGCGACCTTTTATCTGTAGATGGAGAAATTGTTTACGGAAGCTATGAGAATAAAGAAGGCGCCACCGTGTACACAACAACTATTAAAGGAACTAACCTTGTCCTTCTTGGAGGATCAGAAGGGAAGAAAGACGGAAGCTCTAACCCTAATAGTGGAAGCTCTAGAAGAAGACAAGCTGAACCGTCTCCGGGACCTGACATCTCTTCCGAAGAGAACGCATCTGATCCTTTTGAAGGCAAAAAATCTGAAATGAATTCAGGTAAACCTCTATTTTAAAATCAGACAAATATGAGTAACATTGTAAAAGTAGCAGAGTCCCATGGACTAACAGAAAGTCAAGTGATGCCATTAGTGAAGGACCTCCCGTTGATATTATCAAAACGGGAGGCTCTCACTGAGCAATACAAAAAAGCATTAACTTTAGACGTTGACGATCCGGACACTCCGGACAAAGCAAAAGAACTGCGATTAAGATTGAGAGACATTCGAACAAAAGGAATTGAACCGTGGCATAAAGATGCTAAGAAACTTTTCTTAGCCGGGGGCCGGTTTGTTGATGCGATCAAAAACCAAGAGGTTGAGGTCAACAAACGAATGGAGGATGACCTTCTTCAGATAGAGAAGTATCATGAGATACAGGAAGAAAAGCGCAGAGATAAAATTCGCCAAGAGCGAGAGGCTCTTCTTGAGCCTTACCAAGAAGTTCTTGGTGACTCAGAGCTCGACTACGCTTTGATGGATGATGATATTTGGGAGTCTTACTTCAAAACAATCAAGGAAAAATTTCAAGAAGCTAAGAAGCAAAAAGAGCTAGATGTCCTTGAGCTACAAAGAGAGCGTAAATACCTCCCGCTTAAGATGTTTGACACTGAGGAGCGTGATCTTAGGAATATGGACGAGACTCAGTTCGAAGAGCTTATCTCAAACTTGGTTTCAGATAAGGCGCATCATGACGAAAAGCTCAAAAGAGCTGAAGAGATAGAAGCTCAAGAAAAGGCTCGTGTTAAAAACGAGCTTATAGAGAAGCTTAAGTATGCTCAAAAAAGCGATAAAGAGAAGCTTTCAGAATATCTTACTGAATGCAAAAATAACCTTCAGCAAATAAAGTTTGGCTCAGATGAGTTTAAAACCTACAAAAGAGCTATCATCGACACTTTTGATGAAATTCTTGGAGAGCTTAAATGATCTATGGATGTCCGTTTGACGGGAGCGTCGTTTGTCAGTGAGCGACCTCCCCGATTTCGGATTTAAAAAAAATACGACATGAAAAAAGGAGATTTGTTTCTGGTTTACAACGGAGATTTTGATCGTGTTGGCGTAGCTACAACTTTAGACGTTTTGGTCGAAATGATACACAACGAAGCTTTAAAGAGTATAGGCCACAACCAGTACGATGTTGTGATATACGGGACATCCGGAGGTGTTGATACCTATGTAGATGAGACTAAAATTGACAAGCTGCAGTCATTGACTGAGGTAGTGGTCAAGGAGCATGAATCTCCGCTCGGACAATCCGAGGGGATCCATTTTTATTTATCTAACATTCAACCCAATGAAATCCACGAGCTATGAGCAATCTTATATCTAAGAAAAAACTTCGTGATTCGTACATCGAGTTGTATAATATCATGAATACCAATTCGCCTCTAAGGCCGGAAGACATCATCAAGCACGTCAGAGTCCAAATGAAAGAGGTGATAAGCCAAGATAGATTAATGCTTGAAAGGACGGTAACAAAAGTCCCCGAGCAGAAGAGTAACCAATTAAAAATCGATTGATTATGAACAATTCGATCAAGGCGGTGAAAGAATCCGCAAAAACAGGAAAGGTTATTGTTACAACCACCGAAAAAGAGGTTATCAAGCTATTGAACATAGCCGGCAAAAGAGGGTTGACCATACCGGTTCCTGTAACCGAGGCTCAGTCAGGCAGACTTGCTGAGCACATTAAAAAGAAAGGTATAATTAAACTTGAGAAAGATGCTAAAAAAGAAGAGCCCTCTACGACTGTTGATTCAGGAGCTGGAGGAGAACCCCAAGATGAGGGAAGCACTTTACCAGACGGGGGAGATACCGAAGAAAATGAAGTATCTGGAGAAGGAGAAGACATGGATACAGAAGATCTTGGGTCAGGACCAAAAGAAGAAGACGGATCCGGATCTGGAGAATCTTCTGTTCAAGGTGTGTGAAGCACTAGGTACTGACTGGAACCTTATCAAGAGTATCTCTAGGGACCCTGTTCTTGTGAAGACTCGGTATTTGTATTTTTACCTAGCTCACCAAAAATTTCCCTACAAGTCTCTTGGAGAGATAGGGAGGGTAGTAGGAAAGGATCATTCGAGCGTCCATTCCGGAATAAAAAAGGCAGAGACTTACGAGACTGACTCGAACCCAAAGTATAGGGATGCTTTTTGGAAAATAAGACAAATGGTTTCTGATTAAAAACGTTTGCGGCTATAACTCCGTAAGGGTGGGGGCAGTAAGCTATTTATGGTTAAATCGGGCAGAAATCATCTCACGACATATCATCTCGATATTACTGTCAATGTTCAATTGGCCCCGGGATAACCTCGGGGCTTTTTAAAATCAGGTTATGACATTTGAAGAATACAAAGACATGGTGATGGATCTCGCTCCATTTCCAGACAACGTGAGAGTGAATGACTTTACCGTTGTGACAAACGGTGAAAAGTTTGTGTCGACCACATTAGGCATCCTGAAGGCGCAGTGGGGCAACCCTACATACGACTGCTACTTTAGAGGACTGAACCAGTATTGCAGAAAAATAAAAGAGACATGATAAAATGGAGAGATTACCAAGAAGAGGTTATAAAGGACGGAACGGATATCATCCGAAGGCACGGATTTGTATACCTAGCCATGGAAGTGAGAACAGGTAAGACCTTGTGTTCGCTTCAGATATGCGACAATAATGGAGCCAAGAAGGTCCTTTTTATCACGAAGAAAAAAGCGATATCTAGCATCGAGAAAGACATAAAAACACTATCCCCTAGCTATGAATCAATCGTGATCAATTACGAGAGTCTTCATAAAGTTGACACAGGCGGTGTGGACCACGTTATCATTGACGAGGCGCATTCCATAGGGGCATTTCCAAAACCCTCTGGTAGACAGAAAAAAGTGGCTCAGGTAGTCAAGAACACTGGAGCTCGGGTTGTATATCTGTCAGGAACACCAACTCCTGAATCATTCAGTCAGATGTATCATCAGGTGTCGTTTCTGCCTAAATCACCATTTTCTGAGTTCTCTAATTTCTACCGTTTTGCAAACGTATACGTTGACGTAAAAACCAAAATGATAAACGGCAGACGGCACAACGACTACAAAGAAGGTAAGGAGGACATCATCAAGAAAATGGAGCCGTATACGATCAGAAAGAGTCAATCAGAAGCCGGATTCAAGTCAAAGATAGACGAGGAAATGCTGTTTGTTGAACCGTCTCCGATGATCACAATGATAGCTGATAAGCTCAAAAAAGATTTAGTCGTCCCGTTTATGGGCGACTTTATACTTGCAGACACCCCAGTGAAACTGCAACAAAAACTTCACCAGATATACTCTGGTAGCGTGATACTCGAAGATTCTGGCCTGTCAGCCATCATCGATCTTGCCAAGGCAAACTTCATAAAAAAGAGGTTTGCCGGAAGCAAGATTGGAATATTCTACGTATTCAAGGCAGAGTTAGAGATGCTCAAGCAGGTATTTGGAGATCAGCTCACCGAGTCTCAAGAAGAGTTCGATTCTACCGATAAAAACATAGCTCTTCAGGTAAGGGCTGGAAGAGAAGGGGTTTCACTAAAGAACGCAGAGTATCTAGTGTACTACAACATCGAATTCTCAGCCACAACCTACTGGCAGAGCAGGGATCGAATGACAACGATCGACAGAAAGTTCAATAAGGTCTACTGGATTTTTACCAGAGGAGGTATTGAAGAGCGTATTTACAAAGCGGTTTTGAATAAAAAATCGTATACTTTATCTCACTTCAAAAAGGATTTCCTATGAGAGAGAGTAAGGTTCAAGCGAAATTAATTAAACAACTAGAAAAAGATGGTTACTATGTTATCAAACTTATTCAGACAAATAAAAACGGGATTCCGGACGTTCTGGCAATCCCAAAAGGAAGTGATGTCAAGTTTATCGAGGTCAAAAGAAAAGGAGGGGAGCCAACAAAGCTCCAAAAATACAGAATCAAAGAGCTCCGAGACCATGGAGTCTCAGCAAGAGTCTTCGATGGAGAGTATCATGATGATTGACCTGCACGCAGCAGCTATGCTGTCTGTGATGTGTGGTCACGAAAAAGAAGCGGTGCTCAAATCAGTCAAAGATTTCTGGAGATCCGACGACAATTTGCTATGTACGCTACTTAGCGTAAACCATGACGATAGTGAGACGCACAACACGTACTTCTTTGTCGAGGCATCCAGAAGAGACGAAAAAATATTCCTCTCGACGTTAATAGAAAAGGATTTAGATGAGTTCCTTGACCTGCTTAACGCAGGATCTGACGCTCAATATTATTAATCAAATCACTTACGATAAAAGTAAGATTTTCGATTAATTGTACCAGCAGGATCACATCTTTTTCATATATTTGTAATCACTACTGCACTTTTACATGTCATATTTAGCTGGTTCACTAGCGGGACTCCGAAAGGGGATCCCGCTTTTTTTTATTCATCGAATATGTCAATGTCAAGGTTAAGATCATCTTCTAGCTCAATCTCGCTGTCTATATCTATCTCATCAAACAAACTGTCGCTTGATTCCTTTCCGCTAGAAGAAGGTCTGTAACTTTTTGATATACCTAGGGCTTCGTAAACATTTTCGTCGCTTGTGTCTCCTGCAAATAAGTTTGCCAATGCGATGATCGGATCGACATTTGTTCCAAGCGTTATTGATATCACTTTTTTAGCCACAGACTCGTAGTCTTCATTTTTAAAATCCTTCTTGGTTCGGTTGAAGAATACAGTGAGCGGGTTGATCATCCCACCGTCCCCGTATGTCCGCTGTCCTCTTGATGATCGAACAACTTCCTCAACGGCAGCTCCAAGTATAGGGAATTGATAGACAAGGTTTAATCCAAGCATTGCATCTCGCATGCCCACCATTACTTCTTCCATGTCATCATCGTCCCCGAAGGCTAGTTTTGCTACGTTCGACATCATCACGAAGAGCACGTTCGCCATCCCAAGTGAGGCAGCTAGCTTCTTGATATTTTTCTTCGAGAAGTCACCACGAGACATATTTGTCATCGCCTGCATCACCTCATTCATGTAAAGGTATGTGGTGCTACCGAATAGTGTCAAAGCTTTGGCGTATCCATTATCTGAGACCTGTAGACTGTTCTTTTCTCCGGCTCTCCTAGACTGCTGAGTAGCGTTGTAATTCTCAAACGCTTTTAGAGCCTCTTCGTGAGGCATCCCGTTCTTAATGTTACGCTTGTAATTAGCCATGTACCCCATAACCCCGATGATGTCCCCGAGAACAGTTGGAGCTCCTGATGCTGCTCTCATCGCTCTAACGCCTTTGGCTACGATTCCATCTTTTTTGGATACTTTCTTAAACACTCCACGTCCTGTCTCAAGAGAGTAGACTTCCCCTCTCATTCCCTTCTCAAAACGATCCCTGAACTCAGGAGACATTTTGTAGGCCATCTTCACATACCTTGGGAGATGAAGTATCACATCAGCCATGTCTACCATGAACATGGTGGTGTTGACTCCCGGCACTTTCGTGTCGGAATATTTGTACTCCGACCATGCGTTTATAAATGATGTAGCCTGCTTCGGTATCTGGATAAGCTTGAACGCTAGAACGAATCCTGTGAATAAGCTGTACATCTTTGTCATCCAAGTAGTATCAACAATCGAACTGTTCGCTTCCGGGTTAATCGAATGGTTTATAAGCGCTCGAACTATCCGCTTCATTCCTGTTATCTCAAGGAGCCTGTTCACATCCTCTATCTGCATGAAATAATTGATGTCTCTAGTCCCCTCGGCATACGCCTTAAACCTTTCCATTCGGTCAATATGCTTGTCGAGTATGTCGACAAAATTCAGATCCGGAACAATGCTTATCTCGCTAGTTGTATCTATCCTGTCTTTCAGAGCAGGAGCAGTCATGGCGTCAAATATCCTGTTGAAGTTACTTCCGTCGATGTCTGCCTGAGAAGCTTGAGATAGCGTCTCTGTAGGGAAATAATTATGGACATACCCAAGGTCTATCCCTCTGACTGACCTGTAAACCTTGTTTATCGAGTCATAATAAGACGTACTGAGCCAATCCACAATAGAGTCAGCCATTTGAATTATGTCAAGCCCTAGATGAGCTTTAATCTCATCTATTTTCTCTACCGTAAATCCTATGTCTTGAAGCTTGCTAAACTGAACCTCGTTCTTGCTAAGCGCATATATACGAAGAAGCTCTCCTGTAGTAAACTCTCTACTTCTATCTCCTTTCAGACCCTCTATAAACAAGTTTGGTTTAGAGGCTAGCTTTCTGGTGAAGTCTCTATAGTTCTTGAAACCAATCTGTTCAGCCATGGAGTCAAGCGTATCTTTAGCATCGAAGTACCCCTTCTTAAAGTCGCTATCCATTTGGTTGAGCTTGTCGTAGATGTACTCCTTGAATATAGATCCTTTTCTATCTAATTCATTGGCGAACGTACCTAAGTGTCCAATGGTATTTCTTACGAACTTTACAAACGATGGAACGTTGTAAGAGAATTGGTTTTGGAGGTACGGCACTATCTTTCCAAAGAATGATTTTCCGTCTTTAGACTTCCAGAAATTCTTTTTACGAGCTTCGTATTCGTTCTTACTCAAGACTTCTCCATTCTCATCATAAATAGAATCTCCCCACCCTTCCTTTATCTCTTCTCGAGCTCTGTCTTTCAATTCCTGTATTGCTTGAGACTTCTCTGCCACGAAATCCGCAAATCTAGCTGCACCAATCTTCTGTATGGTCATCACTCTTGAATAGAGCTCATTGACCTGATCATATGACATATCGGCGATGTTGATAAAGTCAGATATCGCAAGGTACTGAAGCGCTTTGTTTCTAGCCTCAGACGTTATACCCGGTGCATTAGGTCCAGAATTTGACAAAGCGGCAACCGCTGATAGAACATCCACATTGTTCTCCAGCTCATATAAAAGGTCTTGGAGAGCTGAAATGTCTCCAGACATAGACTTTGATATCACCTGTTTTGCGAACTCAAAATACTTCTGGGTGTCTGCGTCAACTCTATTGGCTGATCGCTTGCCCGAGGCGCTTTTTATAATTTTGCCCTTGGATTTGGCTGCGGTCTGAATGTCTTTTATGAGCTTCTGTCTAGTCTCCTCAATCTTTTTGTCGGCCAATTCCATTACTTTGACCTTCATAGCTTCTAGCTTTCCGGAATCTGTAGCTCTTGATACAGCTGTGATAAGTCTAGATATCTGGTTTTTCGTATACCCAACAGGTATCAGCACTTCTCGGATAAACTTGTTAAGCTCGATCTGAGTTTTCTTGATCTCCGAAGACTTAGAGTTTCTTAACTTCTCTTTCTTTCTGGCTATATCTTTCGATATCTCCTTTCCTGCCTTAATACCGAAGTATCTGTCTACTGCAAGCAACAAGCGTATCTTGTCGTTCTCAGACAGATTCTCGAATAAAGGAGACTTGTTTAACGTGTCGATGTAATGCTTTCTTATTTGAGCGCTTGACGGCGCCTTGCCGGTTCTATTCTTTCTGGTAGCGTGCCAGCTAACCATCTTTTTGCGAAGATCTTTAAACAGCTCAACACCCGCTTTCATGCCCCCTTCAACTAAAGAAAACTCAGCCGGTACAGGACCCTTCGCTTTTCTCACGTTTACCTCAAGCTTGGCTTTGATATCCTTTACCTTGAATCCACGCAGCCTTAAGACCTCCATTATTGCGAAGTCGCTATACCCTTTATCTCGAGCATAATTTATAATGCTATCCATTGACGAAAAGTCGAAATCTCTTCCTGTTCCGTCTTCAAAGTCTTTCTTCATGGACATCCGAAGCCCTTCTCCACTAATAGGACCTCCGGTTATCGTGCTCATTGAGAATAGATCCGCAAGCGACATGTTGACAAAGTCCTCTACAGTCATCTTATCTAGCCTGTCTTGGAACTTTGCGTCAGACTCTTTCATGAAGTCGCTGAGCTTAGTGAATGTGTTCTTGATGTACTGGAACGCATCACTCAACCAATTGTTGAAGTTTCTTCGTTTAGCAGCATTAATGATGGCTGATCCTTTTGTAGCGATAAGCTCCACCAATGCCTCTTCTGCAGCTAGTCTAGGATCGTCCGGATACTTCTCAAGCTCGACTTTGTATTGGTCTGTCATTTTCGCAAGAGCCAATCCCTTTTCAAGTATTCTAGCTCCTTTTTCTGACGTCTTAAGGTAATCTATCCATATGTGTCCAAACTCATGTATTGCAGTAGTTATGTTTGCAATATCGGGATTTAGATAAATTATTCCGTTTGCAGTAACCCCGTATATCTTCATTCCGTTAGACTCCCGAACTCGAGTTGAAGAATCGTTTATTACACGCTGAAACTCCACTCTGTTCGATGTAACCTGAACACTTGGAAACGCAAGTCTCATAGCCCCTATAACCATATCTAATTCGGTAGGCCTTGTATTCACTTCAGCTCCTGCAAAAGCATCCGGAGTGTAGAACGTAGTGTGAGACTGAGTCATCGCTCTATTAGGGCTCTTCCCTTCGCTGACAGCCATCTGCTCTTTTGTTTTGGCCGCTATCTCAGGGAACATTTTTGATACTTGATACGTCTCCTTTGGTATAGCAATAGGGCGACCCTTCAGGCCAAACTGGTAATTCGGATGTGGGCTGTCTGTAACAACGATGTCGTCCACGGACATCTCGGATCCGTCTTCCTTAAGAATCTGCACCCCTTGCATGACCGCAAAGTACCCTGCGGGTAGGTTTGCCATGTCTGCATCAAAGATACTTTCATGTAGCTTTGGAAAGCTGAATATTTCAGACGATAATGGAGACCTTCCTCCTGTTAGTATTTTGGCAATCCTTCCTTGTCCTGAATCGCTAAACACGAGGTTTGTGAGCACGGTTCGTGCGTTCAATGGAATATCAGTAGGATTTTTAATGATAGCCTCCATCAGCTCGCTTAACGACTGCGATTTGGTTTTCTGCATAAGGTCATATAGAGCCTTATTTGCCCTACCTATAGGCCCGCCTTTTTTGGAATTTTCTTTTACCCTTTTTTTTATCTCAACAAGCGCAGCTTTATCTCTTAATTTTCCAACTTTCTTTATCGACGGAAGTATCCATCTAAACACAGCCTCGTTAGACCGTATAGAAGTGTCCGTCATTCTAAATATGAACAAAGGAACGTGTCCAAAAGGAATTTTCCCGGACTTCCATAAAGATTCAAGTTCGGCTTTATGAGCCTTATACACGTTAATAGCTTGTTGCGCAGACTTTCTGGCAGTATCTTCTTTCACAGAAGCCCAAGCCATACCTCTTTGCGCCGCATTTTTGATGTTCCATAAAAGCCCTCCATGAACCTCCATGTTATTTCCTTGAGAGTCTTTCGTTGTTCCGGTCGCTAGAGGATCGGATATTCCGACAATACCACGCAACCCTTTAAACCATTCAAAGGGTTTCATGAGCGCAGATAGCGACGGAAGTCCAGACGCTCTTGCTTCTTGCTCTGTGACTCTGGACCCTGCGTCCATTGTTGCAGACTCTTCTGGAACGATATTATCTAAGTTCATAATCCCACTACCCGCATCTGCCATTTCAGTCTCAATAGCCTCGACATCTGCCCCGATAACGTCTTGATCAGACTGTGAAACACCGGTCTCCGCATCGCTTCTTAACCTAAACCTTTTTGCTCTTACCGATGCATTCTCAATAGCGATCTCTTTGTTTTTTCCGAAATTGATTGCGCCTTCGCCTTCTGGTATTGGGCGTATAGCAATACTTCCTGTTTTTGTGCGCACAGGCATCCCAGAAACCCATCCGTCTGCAGTAAGTTTTAAGAATGCAATTCCGTTCATCGTTTTGATGGCGATCTCTCCAAGAGCTGTGTTCTCCTTGATATTTCCTTTCGGAAACCCTGTAGCAAGGAGCATTGCGATGTATCCATCGATGAATTTTTTATCCTGATCGGTTGGCTCCTTCTTCTTTGGAGTTTCCTTCTTCTTTGGAGCTTTCTTTTTAGTCTCCTTCTTCTTTGGAGTTTCCTTCTTCTTCTTTGGAGCCTCCTTCTTCTTTGGCTCAGGAGTCGATATTTCATTAATATCGATTGTTTCATCGATATCCATATCAACATCCTCAACAATGTAATCTGTCGCTTTTAAGTCAGGAGTTCCTGTAACTTCGTCGACCTTAGCTTCAGTTTCTAAGCTGCCTGCGTTCTCAACGGTAATCCCTCCTGTTTTATCAGCCGCAATAGCCTTAAGCAGATCAGTTATCTTATACCCACGCTTCAATTCAATCTTATTCTCTCCGACCTTTAACTTTCCAAGAGCTGCGTTTGCAATAGCTCTAGACAGGCTAGGTATAGCCTTGAACTTATTCAAAGCTTTCTGATCCCGGAACACAAGCACCGGCTCTTTAAGTGTCGACTTTCTTTTTTTAGGAGTGGACTTTTCTTTAGACTCAGGAGTAGAAATATCTCTATTTATGTTAGGTAGTTCTCCATTTGTAAGAGCCTCTACAATCTCAGCCATTTCATCAACGGTGTACTCGGTTGTGTTTTGCCCGTCGGCCCCGGTCTCTATGTAAGAGAAGTCTGATAGATTGAATAAAGATTTCTGTCCAGAGTTTTTGGCAAACTCTACTGCAACATCCTGATTGGCTTCAGGAACGATCAGATTCAAGTCGATCGATACCTGATCGCTGTTAGGAAATTTATATATCCCTACTTTTACAGCTTGGTTACCAAGTAAATCCTTAAACCTATCTAAAAACTCATTGATCTTGTCAATTGAAAAATCCTTTTGAGATACGTTCACAGACGCAAGAGGAGTAACTAACCCTCCGTCCTCATACACTGTTCCGTCTGTGTTCAAGGTGGATCCGTCTTCCGCTTCTTCAGGTAACTCTTTGACTCTTTTTACCTGCTCGTCAGCTTGAGACCCTTCACTTATTTTAGCAGTTGTTTCTTCCTCTTGAATAACTTCTTCCTGAACTGCCTCTTCTTTCGTCGTAGCCTCTTCCTGAGTAACTTCCTCTTCTTTTGTCGTAGCTTCCTCCTGAGCCTTGAGCTCCTCCTCTAGCAAGTCAGCCTCTACTTGTTGCTCTCTCGTGAGAACAGGTTCTTCAGTATCCTCAACGGTTACTTCTTCTTCCTGTTGCACATCTTGTTGGTCGGCTTCTTCTTGTACTGGTTCGACATTTTCTTCTGGGGTTTCATCGGTTTTTTCATTTTCTTGTAGTTTTGATGCCAGCATATCAGAAACATCTGGATCGTTCTTTACGCTCCATTCCCCTTTAGCTAATTGCTCAGGAGTAGCTTCCTCAATCATTGACGTGAATTCCTCTTTTGTAAATCTTCTTCCATCTCGGATGTATGCAGATCGACCTGTTGCATCGTCTAAAATGGTCTGCATACGCTCGGCGTATTGCTTTCTTTTTTCATTCAGAGACTCAATTACAGCCTCGTTGTCAGTTTCTTTGATCGCCTGCCCTAGGCTCTCTATGTTTTGCTGTAAACCTAGGAGCTCTTCTGCGGTAGCCTCATCCATATTTTCGAACATCGCTACGTTCTTTTTGAGCGATGATGTAAGATCGGTAGTGGCTTCTTTAATTTTAGTCTCGAACTCGTTGAGCACGACCTCTGAAGCTCCGTCTTGGACGGCTTTATTGTAATCCGCAGTAAGCTGAGATATCTCAGCTCTTTTCTCTTTGACTGATGGCGATTTCCTAGTAAAGCTCATCGCTATATCTAGAGCCACTCTAGGAGTTTTTAAAGATCCTATTGACGTACCCGCTAAACCTCCGGTGATTGACGCATTAATTATCTCCCTGAGTAAATCATCAAAATCTTCTCCCTTGGTTACACGCTCAATAACGCCCTGTCCAGCTGCAGTAACAGCTTCGGCAACAGCCTCTTCTTTGAAATTTTGGCCTTGTGACTTTAGGTATCCCTTTACAATATCTCCGATCCTTTTTTCGACCTGATCTTTCGCACTTTTCTTTACAACGTCAGCAATGGTTCTACTTAATATTTTTGCTCCGGTAACCTCCCCCACAGCCTCAAATGCTCCCATTCCAAGAGAGTATCCGATCTGTTGATACGGATTCATCTCTTTGTACCACTCTTCGTCTTTGACATCCAAGTGGGTCTGTCCTGAAGTGATAAGTCCAACCGTTACAAGAGGTACTGCAGTACCTCCTGAAGCTGCACCAGCAACCGCTCCTACAGCCATTATAGGAAGAGACTCTGCAGTAGTTTCTCCGGCAGCTCCAAGGGCTCCAAGCACATTGCCGTTCTCAAGAGCTTCAAGTACATCATATTCTCGCTGTATTGTGTTCTTTCTGGACCACTCTTGTGCTGCTTTTCGCTCTATAGGAGCTATCGCTCTTCTAGCCGGGTTTGGACTTGCGTATGACTCGATTGTCAATGCTACGTCAGCTGCAGCAGCTCCAAACTTCTTGGCTAAACTGCCAACATAGTTCATGTTGTTGTACTTTCCGTCTCCAGACAAATCAAGACCCATGTCAAATTTCTTGTACAGGTCGTCCTCTAAAGACCTTAGCTCGTCTTGGGTAAGCGGTCTTCCAGCTTTTTTCTCAGCTTGAGAGATGATGTTTTCTTTAAGCTTCTCGTTGAAGGCTTTTTGTTTTATTTTCTCTGGACTCTCGTATTTCTCTTTTTTGTTTTCATACGCATAGTCGGGATTTTTATACTTCTCAAGCTCGTCTACGTATTCTCCTGACGCTATGCTTTTCAACGCATCGTCTTTATTTGACTCTGACTTTTGAACTTCGGTCATCTTAGCCTGTTCAGAATAGACTATAGCGTCGTCTACCGCAGAACGAAGATCCAGATTCAATGTCTGTAGATCTTTTAGAGATTCACTCTCACGGGCTGGAGTCTCTTTTTTCTCAGGCGCTGTATATCCGTCTGGGAAAAGCTCAGGGAACTTACTGTTTACAACACCCCAATCTCCACCATATTTTGGGTTCTGATAGGTAGTTACATAATCCTTAAGGACTTGAGGATCATATTCAGAAAGCTCAGGAAACTTGTTATTTACAATGTCCCAGTCTCCTCCATACTTTGGGTTCTGATAGGTAGCTACGTAATCCTTAAGTATTTGATCTAAATCTTCCATATGTTATCTAGAACTTCCTCCGTTTTCACTTGCTCTTGGAGCATTTGTCTTTGACTGAACGTTTTCGCTACCTGAACCTAATGAGCCGTAATGCATGTTTCTTATGTCCTGAAGAATCGCATCAAGCTTATCTACCGTTTCGGCGTTATTATCTAAATCTATAGACCATGATGAGTTGCCATAAGCTATAATGAGGCCGTCATCATTGCTAGGGTCTACATTTATAGACATATTTTCGGCCATCTCTTGAGGAGCGTATTCTACTATTGCCTTCTCAATTCTATTTTTAATGTTCCTAACGTCGCTGTCTTCTGTTATACGCCCTATAATATGCTCGCCATCCTTCATTAATATTCCCCGTGCGATTATCGATACTCCTGAAGAGGTAGAGAACCTGCTGTCGTCTTGTTTTTCAGACGCTATTTTTGTAATGTCCATTTCACTAACGCCTGTCCCCGGGGCAGCACCCCCGAAGTCTAAATACTGAACCCCAGAGGCATCTCCAAAAAATCTATTCATTAGGCCGGTTACAAATGACTGCGGATCATTTCCGATAGATATATTCTCGACGCTTGAATTCCCTTTACTATCTTCTACCGTAAGAATTAGCGAATTGCTACTCCTTTTTATATCAGTCACTTCGTATCCGTTCTTGTCTTTTTGACCTCTTAAGAGGCTAAATCCTTCCTGTATTTTGTTAGGATCTCCAGAATAAAGAGTGTATAAAGATTCAGCTCTGCTCATGTTTTTTCTCTCTGCAGCTGTAATTTTAGTAGACCCGCTTCTCTGATTTAGCTTAACATCACTCTCGTAATCAAGTCTCGATCGGAGTCCTTTTCGAATCTGGTCACGCATCCATTCCTCTTGCTCTGTTGATAATTCAGGAACGAGATTTCCGCTTCTGTCTCTTACAAGGAGTATCTTTGAGTCATCTTCTTTTGCCTCATCCTCGTTTGTCGTAAACTCATAATCTCTCCCGTCCTTAGTGGTTCCTACCCAATCGTGAAGAATATTACCGGCCTGCAGCGGACTCGTAAGCAGTGACTCGATATAAGTGTCCTCAGCCTCTTTATACCTTTTGGTATTCATGATGTCAGAGATCGTCCCGTACCTTTCATCATTAGCGAAGCCTCTGATGTCACTCCCTAAAGACTTTGACGCAGCATCTAGCTCTCCGTCTACATCGATCTTGTCTACCTTTTGAGCGACTCTACCAAATAGTGTTTGAACAGGGATTGAGGACCCCTCTATAGGCTTTCCCTCATCATCCACCTTGACAGCGACAATTTTGTTATCTGGGCCAAGGATCATTTTTGTGTTGCTGAAGTCTGCATACCCTTCAGCCTCTGACATAATGAATCGCTCTGTCCCGGCAGATACACCTTTTTGCAAGCGATCAGCAGATTGAGCATATGTTTCATTCCAACCGTTCACTCCTTTGTACAAGAGCTCTATCTCATCTCTTACTGTCTGAATGTTTTTGTTGTACTCCGTTGGTGATATTTTTCCCGACTTGAGGAGTTTTTTGTTTTCAAGAAGCCTGTTAGCCATCTGCCCAGAGAGGTCAATCATGGCGGTGTTCAAGGTCTCATTCTGACCTTGAGGAACGTCTTTTACGAACTTTTCAGCAACTCTCGAATTCTCATCAAGTTCCTGCCTTTTCGCCTCTCTGTCTTTAGCGCCCTGAACGATTGTATTTCCAATGTCTTGACTAACCTTAGACCAATTAACGACGTTATCTCTCCTTCTTCTTCTGTCGTATCCGTAGAATCCCATGCTTACCCTATATTAAAATAACCCATTGGGTCCGACTTTATGTCAAAAATATTCACCCCTCCAGTCTCATCAGCTTTTTGACCATCAGTCTCTCCTGAGTCCTCTGTTTTGCCGTACAGCGGGATTAGCTCATTCACATCTCCTGCCATTGACGATATAGCGTCTACACCACGCTGCATAAGCATGTTTCTTCTGTACTCCGCATCTCCAGCTGCTACCTGAGCTCCTATCGATTCCTGCAGGTCGATCCCGGCTCTTTTGCTTGCCAATCTAGACGCCTCAGTAGCTTTTGCTCTATTAAGAGCGTCCATACTTCGTGCCATCTGAGAGGCTATCTGTCTTTGGTTTTTATCTGTAGCGTACTGAATTCTGCCTGCAGCTCCAGCAACTCCTCTCTCTGACTCTCTTGCAGCTTCAATCATCTGAGCTGATGCCGCCATTGAAGCTTCTCTTGCTAACTCGAACGGCTCTTTGGCAATTTCAAGATCCTCCATATAGTTTGTGCTAAGCCTGTTTCTAGCTTCCTGAAGAGCTATACTAGCCTCTCTTTCGGCTTTTCTCTGCAATTTTTTCTGCCTGCTGGCTTGAGCGAAAGACATTCCAGCCCCCACTGCTTTAGCTCCTATACTGACAAGCGCTGCTGTTTCTAATCCCATGATTTTATCATTTCTTGAGTAATCGTACCCTTTTTAAATCCTGTCTGCTCGCATACGTTCTGTATGTTTGACGTATTCTCAGCGCCAAAGTTGACATACATAAAATTCCTTCCCCTTGCGTCTGCAGTAATCTCAGCTATCATCAACATCTTTTTGATAGCCTCGTTCCTTACCCCTCTGTCTCCAAAGTTTTTATCTGATATAAACCAAGACAGCCAAGCCACTTTAGAGTCCGTAGTGTACATGTATGCTGCAAGGATAGGCCGATCCCCGTAAAGGGCTACCCATCCTGTCTTTGGAAGAAAGTCAAGCGGAACAGGGTTAAACCCCCAATCATTCCACCATTTTGATAGAATCTCTGAGTGGTCTTTGTCTGTTATGTGCCTTATCTTTAATTCCTCCATAAGGCAAAGATAGTGATTTATACGAAGCTTTTCATCACCTCAGCTCCAACTGAAAATAACTCTACTCTTTCGGTGGAATCTGTGGTAAGCGTCACGTCGTAATAATGACCGAGAAGTCCGTAAGACTCTACCACTGAGTTCTTAGCATAGGCAATCATTGGATCTTGTATTGGAGGAACTGATCCGGCAGTTGTATCGACTGTTATTTGGTTTACAGACACAGAAAGGTCTATATCTACGTCTGTAATAATGCCAAAAAAGACAGGATTTACATAAGGGGGCAACAAAAAGTATAGCCTATCCCCAATGCTTATTCCGCTACCTATAGTTACAGATGTTGAAAAGTTTATTTCTGCCGCTGTAGGGCCAGTGCTTATCAGTAAAGATTTTCCGATCCCTCTTATCGATCGAAGTTCTGGCTCATTCTCTGATATCCCATCATTGCCTCTTGTTCGAAGATACGTAGAGAACTCTCCTTCCTCTTTTTCAAACCATGTGCTTTCAATAAACCCTGTAGATCTAATATCGGAGGCTGCCTCAACATCCCAAGGAGCTGTTCCGTTTATAGTTACAGCTTTCAGAAGTTTAGACTGAATAGGAGCGTCGTTTGCTACAAACTGTATTTTTGACGGGAACACTTCTCCGTAGAATGAATTGATAGTAGGAGATGTGTGGTGTCTGAATATATTTCCACCCTTGAAGGTATAGAAATTATTGTTCAGCCAAACCATGTGTTCTGGCGTGAATGAGTACCTAGTGGTCCATCCCTGTGCTTTCGGGCTATATCCTATCGTATCAATCATCAGTAAGTCTCTATTTTAAAGTATCTAGACTGAGACCCTGCGATAATCTCAGTGTGTGTCAAGGTGTAAGTCTGCCCATAGTCAGCAAGGGGGAACTCCTGAACGGCTACGTCATTTGAAACCCCGTCTGTGCCTATAGATAGTCTCAGTCCAACTTTCGGAAGCCCTCCTACATTGTCTTTCCATTCGACGTGAAACGTGTAAGTTATGGACCCATTATACAGCCCTATCGCTCCGTTCGAAGGTATAGAGGACGTATTCAGTGTATTCTGTCCGTTTTGGAATACAAGAAGCTGAATAGATTCAACCTGAGATGCATATTGCCCGGTAGCATCATTCAAGGTATACCAAGTAAGCGTCTCTGTTGCAGGACATAGTGGGCAGTTCTGAGCCGGTCCTAACCTTCCGTTTGTCTGAAACCTAGCAATTCCATCGAAAGCATACCAGCCATCAACGGCAAATGTGGTTAAGTCTTGGTCAATGAACACAGATTTTGCCTGTGCGAATGTTGGTGCGTCTATAAAGTAAGCCATATCTTAACAAGTTAATGCGCAAGCTGCGTTTGCATCTGAAGCGTCATATCCGGCGTCAATTTGAACAGAGCTTCTTAAATCCCATATAATGTACAGGTAGTCTCCAGAAGCGGGCATTGACGTCTCTGCATAGTATTCGTCAGGAGCTCCTGTCGTGTTGATAGGAGTTGCCTCTGTTGCTAACCCTTCTGCTGTTATTGCGTCGTTTATGTTGTTCCCGTAAAGCGTTGAGCTTCTTAGAAGCTTTAGCTTGTGAATGTCGGGATTGAACTCAAAGTCATCTGAGAATTCTTTTTTGACGGATATTCTGACATCACTACCGTTTGTTGGAACGCTTCCAGAGCCTTGGTATCCAACGAAACTGATGTATGACGAAAGTACAGATCCGACAACCCCTGATTGCATTTGAATTTGCCTTGACTGTGTTGGAGATACATACGTTGATTCTTTATATCTATAATTGGTATGAATAAATTGTCCGGTAGATTCGAGCGTAGACAAAACAATCTCCACAACAGTTACTTCTTGTCGCTCTACGCAATTAACAGTCAGGTCAATCGATACATCCTCTCCGCCGTCTGCAACAGCTGTAATGACTGCGTTCTCTACCGAAGAGAATGATTTCGGGAACGTGAAACTTCCAGACCCTGTTGTGTTGATTGGCCCCTCCAAGAAACTCCCTCCGGCATATGTAGCGATAATTACAACATTAGCTCCAGACAGGTTCCCGCTGATTGTGTAATCTATCGTCACCTCGCCAACGACATCTCCAAAATCAACAAAAATATCGTTGGCTTCATTTGGAACAAGGTCAATTGATTCGGTAAAACCGCACGCCCTGTACACTTGAGGTCCCGGTAAATCTCTGTCATTCATTGATAAGATGTACTCCTTAAAGTAAGGGTCATATCCTCCTATCTTCTGTTTACCGATAGAGTCTTGAAAGGCGTCTCTAAACCATGGTGACATGTATGCGTCTGAGATAACGCTCATTTGTTCGGAGCTGTAACTCCCTCCAATCAAAGATATCACCGACCCTCTTTTTGTATCGGTGAAGAACTTCATCGATCCATGCTTGGCATAGCTCTCAGGGTTTATGCTTATCCCGTACTCTTCGTTACGAGCAACCTGAGTCCCTAGCACTTCCGGCACAGATGTGATTGCGCCCCCTCCTGCTGCGTCAGATAATAGGTTTTTACCTTGAAGCACGTAGCTTATCCTATTCTCTTGGAGGACAAGGACGTCTGTAGACCTTCCGTCAATTACTTGTATAGAGCCGAACTCGTCTTCGCAGTGCTTGTAATTTAATAACGCAGAGTTGAATTCGTTGAATTTGTTTACGTTGGTCTCGTCGTTATAAATGCCGCTCCATGTTATATCTACATCTCTTCTCACTTGCTTGTAGTCAGTATCGGAAGACGACCTTACACGCCCACCCGGCCTGAACAGTTTTCCAGATATAGAGTCCTCTATTTTGTATGATTCAACTCCATTTCCGAAGCAGTAAGCATTGAAGAACGTTAAGTCTAGAATGGCAGGATCTCCTGTATTGACATTCTGATCCTGAACATTTCCAAAATGATTGTCTCCTGCGATGTCAAAGACCTGATCGTTCTCGAAGAAAATATCTGGAAGGGCTTCTTCTGGGATTGTCTCAAAAACGGCAGGTGTATTGGTTGACCTAACAGTTAGCTTCACCGATGCCCTTGATATCCCCTCGTAACTGTTGAATATGTTTACGCATCTAGGTGTTCCGCTTCTCACGTACAGATAAAGGTCAGCGCCGTCTTGAGTGAAGAAGTATTTATTCTCACCTTGAGTGAATGCAGGCCACGATGCAGGCGTTGCATGAGCGTAAGGAACCCCTCCGTTTGGGTAAAAAACATTTGTGTTTGGAGTTTCATCCCCGTCCACGAAACTATTCCCGTCAGAAACCGACACCCCCTCATTTATAGCCCAGTCAAAAATATTGTCATGGCTTTGGTTTGCTCGCACTGTTTTCTTTAACGTGTACTCTACAGTCCCGCAAGCAAAACTTCTTCCGTTTCTCTTAAACTCGATATCTATATCGATAAAACTTCCGGCAGGAATAGGAATGTTGTCGCCGTTCGTTATTTTAAATCCTGCCAATGCATCTGTGTCGCTGAAGTAGTTTGTTGAATCAGTTGCTTTTGGCCCATCTATAATCGTAGGTAGAGTCCCTGTGAACACCGCTCTATTTGGCGTAACCTTCATGTATACACCTGCGGCTGCTCCCGATATAAAGCCGTCTTGCTTTACGCTTTTCTCTTCAACAATAACCTTTTCGCAAGCGTCAAGAGCTCCCGTGGAGTCTGTCTTTATGGTCAGGTAGTCACCTTCGCTTACTTTTTGAGCGTTCTCTCCTTCTAAAAGGAAGTAATAGCTTGATGCGTCATTTGGGTCTTGGTAATATATATACGAGAATATCGTATCGTAATCTGACTTGTCTTGTCTCAGCACAAACTTATAGTAAGACGCCCATTCTGGAGCTACCTGAGTGTCCGGTATGGTTACTCTAAGATAGTTTCTGCTATCAGACTTATCGCATGGAATATATACAGAGCTGTTCTCGCTAAGGAGTACCGTTGAAGACCTTCCGAAATCGTCCATATACACAATCCCAGCCTCGTAATTCCTGTTACTGTGAAGACTCTTTGAAGATAACGTGTTGTAGAACACAATGTCTGCGCTGTCAATTGTGTAATATTCTATGATGGATTGAGCTCCATCGGTAAGGACATTCGCAGGTATTGGAATACCTATCACCTCGCTCCCTATTGTCGCAGCTACATTATCACCAATCCCTTGGCCTGCTGCCGAGAATCCAGAAGCTGTTTTGGTGAAAGAACCGTTCACGCTTGGGGATTCGCAGTTAAAAATGTCTGTAAGGGTAAAGGCGTTACATGCAGTTCCTAAAGGTTCAATATTTGCCGATGTCCCAAGCGCATTTTGGAAAGCTTCACTCGTAGCTAATTCATATGCGTTATCGTAGTCCTTGTCAAGTATGAATGAAAACGTAAGGTCAAACGAAGCCCCTCCTGTTACTGGGTAAGGAAGCGGCCCCCCAAAAGAGTGGTGCGTTATCCTCATTGATATCTGAGCTCCAGCTCCAGCCTTAAGTGTCTTCCCGGCAAGATCTAGAAGCAGAATAGAGTCTGTGGAAGAATTCCCGTATCCATTTATCGTATAAGAGTAATCCGAATACGAAGGAGTTACCGAAACTCTACCGGTTCCTACGCTAAGCGCCTCTACAGCATAGTCTATTTTTACAGGGTTGCCGCTTCCGTCGACCATGTCATACCCCTCTACATAGTTTCCATACATTAATCGGTTGCCCATAATGGTTTGAGCTAAAGACTTAAGCGGTACGTTATCGTATAGGCGAAGTAACTCTGACTCTGGAAGAACGGTGTAAATCTTGTCTCCTGTAAAGGTGTATGTATACGTGGAGTTATCAGACAGCCCTAGCTTGTCTTTATTGATTTTTTCGGCAACTCTCAGGATATTGTTTGCAGAGTCTTTAAATAGTATGTCTATCCCTTTTACAAGCTCACTTCCCGTATTAAAGCTGACATCTGCAGCGTTAAAGGTGTTCAGCATTCCGGTATTTAATCCCGTTGACGGGTTTATCCCAAAATCTTCTGGAATAAATGGAATGTCGCTAAATGGTGAAGGTGCAGAGTATTGATTGTCTGCGTACAGATACCTTATGGAAAAAGATAAAAACCTCTCCTTGCAGAAAGTAGACTCTATAGGTAAGGTTTTCGGAGCTACTACAGGAGCTTCTATTGAAGGCTTCTTTATAACCATCAATTCTTCAGCGGTAATACCATCTGATATAATTCCCGGTAGAGAATATTTTTTTTGGGTATTAATTACCCTAGGAGGGTTGTAATTGTCTGTAAAAAACAAGAATTCGTCAACCACGTTTACCCCATTAATCAGATAGCTAGGGTTGAAGTTGAGCGTTGTATTAGCTCCTGACCCGTCATTTATCGATACGACATGATAGTCAACTACATCTGACTGGTCGGAATAGCTTACAATAAGGTCGATTTTTCCTGTCACTGAACCGGGATAGCTCGGATCGTGGACAAACCAATAAACTTTGTTTTCTTTGATGTCGGCCACGGATCCGATGCAAACAGCGTCCGAGCTCAAAGGAGTGTCATTGTAAGTAAGAACGGACATTTGCTCATTCCCCAGAAGGTTTTCAACAACCCCTGCATCGTCATCCTCTGTAGACGTTATCCTGACATTCAAAGCGTCCCTGTACTGACCGTTAGGCACAAGCCTGTCGTCAAACGCCTTGTTCATTACTCCGGACGAAAATGTTCTTACTATCTTAGGCATTATTTCAACCATTTATTTTGACCCCTGAGATCCATAAGGAGCCTTCCGGGATGTATGTCTGACATTCTTATTCTCGCATTTCTTTTCAATGCGTTGGCTTTCTTGAAAGCTCTTTTAACTATGTATTCCTGAACACCTAGTTTGTTGTCTAGGATTGCATGTCTTATGTATGCGTACACGAATTCCTCAAACATTTTATTGACCCCTATTTTTGAGTCGTCACCGTTCTCCATTCCGTCGGAAATATACTCAATCACGCACTTCTCTCCAGACATTTGTGAGGAGAAATGAATAACCCCGTTTTTTCTATCAACCCTAAAAGTAGGGTTCGAGTTTGCCGTTGCGGTGTTCAGTCCAAAACGCTGCCCAAGGTGAGCTTCGAAATACCACATCCCCTCGAATTGATATCCGTACTCCCCATCAAATTGATGACCGTCGTTGAGATACATGGTTTTTTGCTGCCCTGTTATCCTGTCCAAGTCAACTGTCGAGAATTGAGGCTTCATGATCTCGCCGTTCTGATCAAACAGAATCTTCCCTTGGTGATCTTGAAGGTAGGCGTCAGCAAAATTTACCTGTCTATTTTCAGATAAAGGGTATAGCCTTCCGTTTTTATACATTGAGATTCTTACCCAGTTGACGTAGTCGTGGGGCAAGACAAGTCGAATCGTTTCATCAACATCCAACTCCAAGACCTTTACCTCCTTCATTGCGTCATAATTCAGCTCTTGTATTGCCTTTTTTGCATGAAAAAGAATTTTGAATCTTGGCTCATTGTTGACAAGGCTACGATCACCGGTGTACATTAGCATGAAGTTATTGACGATGTCGTCTAGAGACACGTACTGATAACTTCCCCAGCTTTCATTCTCTGGAGTGTTTCCGTTATTCTCGTAATACTGATATTGACTTATGTATGCCATCTTAATTCACTTGTTGGTCCTCGGCTTCTTCTGAAGCTGCGTAATTTGCTACCTCAGCCTCTCTTATTACAACGCCACAATCTTTTAATATTTTCACTACCAATGAATCGTGGTACTTCTCAGGAACCTCAAAGTCCTGATAGTCGTTTATTGTCTGATCGAAGACGGGAGCGCCTCCGAGGATATTTATGTAGGTCCATTTTGGATCCTTTGGATGTCTTATGTATGTAGCTTTTACGCTATTTGTGCTGTTATACGTTTCTGGAAAAACATGAATCGAATCCCCTGAGACCACGTACACCGGGTACTTAGCCGTCGGGGGTGTTAAATCGGCCATTCTCAGTCTGACAAGGTCCCTGTAATCTACCTTCTCTGCCTCTCCTACAAACCCTGAATTATCGTAACACAGAACGTTTTGAAGCGAATATAAAATATCCTGAGTAGTGGCTATGGACGGAAGGAAATATTTACTCTGGCCGGCTCCATTCTGAGTAAGCTGCTTCTCGAATACAACTAACCTTTCAAGATCCTCAGCTAGCTCTCTTGTCTTGTCAGATACTCCGGTTCCAGACATCCTAGCATTTTCCTCGTTGACCGCTCTATTCCTCCTAAACATTATATCTTCTACAACTTCAAGCTGAGCCTTTTTAGCCAATAGGTTGAAGTCAGCCGGAGTAATGACTCCGTAATTATTCTTGTTTAATATGGTGAGCACGGTGCTTCTTACCGAGTCTATCATCTCTTCTGCTTTTTAGCAAAGATACAAAAATAAAAAGGCCACATTTAGTGGCCTTATGTATTTGATGATGTCGATTGTTATTCCTGATTCTCGAGAGCTTTTTCCAGAGCATTTAGCTCGTCCACTCCGTCAGTTTTCAGGTAGTCCGCTAGATAGTCAAACGGATCTTTTCCGAAAGGAATAGAAATTAACCTTCCTTTGTTCCCGTCGATGTTCATAAACACCTCTTTGTTGTTGTTCTTGAAGTACAGCAATCTGCTGTCAAGAATCTTTCTCAGTAGAACTTTGTACTGAAAATCACCTCCTTTTAAAGCGTTCAAGAAGCTTTCCGGATGATTATGAGCATACACCCTTACATCTCTCTTGATTTCAGTCGATGTCATTTTTGAAGGATCTTTCCCGTAGACAACACGGTACACATCCTCGAGAGTCTCAAGATCAAGGTCTTTAGCTTTCATTCTAGCCTCGTCCTCAATATCCATTCGCTCTACCTCTTTTGATGCGTCACGCTCTTTGTCAATCTCTTCAAACTTAATCCCGTTCATTGGGTGATAGTGCAGAAATTCTTGAAGAACCTGATTTTCTTTAGGGACGGTAAGCATTCCGTCGATGAAAACGATAGGTTCCATAATCACCTCTCCATCTTGCTCGTCAATAAATGGTGAGCGCTGATTTCGAGCGTATCTCAAAGGACGGTTCACGCCCTTCTTTTCATCCCAGTACATAAGCCTAGTTCTAGGATTATCTTCCACCGGGATGCTAAAGCTTAAGGGAGTTCTCCCTCCTGTAAGCTTGTAAGACTTGTCTTTGATTTCGTTCTTTGCCATTTTGATTTTGATTTTGATTTAATTTAAAAAAAAGGGAGGGTTTTACGCCTCCCCTAGATATTTAAGCTTCTATCAATCTTACTGCTCGAAGATGAAGAAGTTGTTTGCTCCAAGCGTACAGATTGCTCTTTCAGACAAGAAGTTCACCTTCATTGCATCAAGATCATCTGTCTCAGCCCCACCAGCTCCACCGGTGATCCAAGTCTTGTAGCGACGGTCTTCTGTAGAAGACTTACGGTATCTTACGTGCAAGAATGGTCTCTTGACATTTTTACCCATAATCTCGTCGTACACGCTTGTTGTTCCTACAGGAGCTAATAGACCGTCGATACCGCCTACTGCCAAATCTCCTCGCATTGTAGGGTCGTTAAGGTACTTCCAGTCTGTCTTGTAGAAATCGTAACCTCTACGGAACCCTGTGAAGCCAAGGTTTAGAGCCATTTGCTCGTCGTTGTCGAACAATCCATAAGACGTTCCACCTGTACCGTAGCTGTTCATCGTCGCCAACATATCGTCGATGTCAAATCCAAACGCTCTATTCAAGAATATCGCATTCTCCTCGATAGCACCCTGCTTATCCAATCGAGCGATAACTGAATCCCAGTTTGCAAGAGTGGTTGGGTGGCCACCTGACCAAACATTACCTCTGTTGCTTACAACGTAGAACAACCCTTCGCTACCTTTGTTTCCAACATTTCCTGTTGTGGCGATAGCTCCTGATCCAGTCTCTGCAGGAACAGTTTCGATCATTGAGGTTTCAAGATAGTCATCGAAGCGCATACGAGTTTCACTCTTAGACTTCAAGTACCACAAGTACCCCGGGCCTTGATCAGTCTCTACCTTCACCCATCCAATCTGAGCCATGTCAGATCCTGAGATTTCGTAGTTGTCTTTCAAGATGATCGGAGAGTTCTCGAAGATCAGAGGATCAGCCTCAAGAGATCCTTCCATCCCTGTGGTTCCTTTCTTGAATTCAGAACCGTAGATGAACATAGTCACAGCTTCGTCCTGAGCAAAAGCTTGACCTCCAGCTTCATAGTATGCCACATCGAAAGTTCCAGCAGAAAGATTTACAGCGGTTACAATCGCCTTGTTTGTTCCTGTACCTCCGTTGTGGTGCATTGAAATAGTCTGTCCTACACGTACAGCGATATTCCCTGTTATCGTGTCGTTCACAGTGATTGTCGCAGTGTCAGCTCCTGCAGCCGCACCTGAAGTACAGTTCGTGTACTTAGTATGCAAGCGACCCTGCTCTGTCCATTTCATCAAGTCTGACTCCAATGGAAGTTCTGCGCTTACCATTCTCAAGAATGAAGCTACTGATCGATTTCCATATCTTTCGAACTCCTCTTCCTTGATATCAGGCATGTACTGATCCAAGAAATCAAAGTTGTTGATATAGTTTCTTTTCAAAGGAACTTGGCTGCTCGATGGGCTAAGCTCAAATCCCGGAATTGGTTCTAAAGCCATTTCTTATAGGTTTAAAGTTTTACTTTCTTTTTTTAATCACAAGCCGATCACCGTCTCTTCCGTTGTCGACTCTTTGCGCTTTGATCCCGTCCTTTCTAATCTGTTCGGGCGAGCGATTCATTTTTCCATTAATGTTCTTTCCGCTCTCATCAAAACTTTCGGTAGCTGCAGTCATTCCTTTTTCGTAGAAATGTCTAGCAAACTTATCCGGGTCCATGGCTATTGCCATGGCTCTATGGAATCCTTCTGCGTCTTTCAAGAACCCGTTTTCATCAACAAACTTCGACACGAAGTTAGAGGGTTTTGACTTCTCCATTAAGGCTTCCTTGTCAGCCGGCGAGTAAACCTCTTCTCTGCCTTCTCCAATTTTAAACTTGAAACCTTCAAATTTACTGAAGAACTCTGAGGTGGCTTTTTCGAATCGCTCGTTTTTTTGGCGATTTGTCTTGGCCGTGTCCTCTGCCTGCTTAACGATGTCGTTGTATTTAGACACTATCTCCTGAGTCTCAGAATCGCTACTTACCGATTCAATCGGCTTGTAGTACTGCTCCTTTTGACTTTCAAAGAATTTGCGTGCCTTGGCAACGTCTCGTTTCTTTTTAATCTTTTTCTTGCTAATGTCGGACTCTTCGTCTATGTCTTCGTCATAGGAGTAGTCTTGCATCAACACGTCTATGTCTTCCGGATCAAGGTCTGGCTCTTGAGACATGTAATACTCTCTAAGAACCTGATCATCTCCTACAGATGATATATCTCTGTTGAGCTTCAAGTAGTCTTCGTACCCTCGCCCTGTTTCTTCTCTGTACTTCAAGAAAGCTTGAACATCTTCGGGTATATCTTGAGGCTCTGATATGATCTCATCAATAGATGAAACATCTTTTCCGTACTTGTTTTTCAAAAAATTAAGAACGTGTTCTTCTCCTATTTCGGAGTCTTGACCTTCTCCGCCGTCTTGACCTTCTTGACCTTCTCCGCCGTCTTGATTTTCTTGGTCCTCTCCGCCGTCTTGACCTTCTTGACCTTCTCCGCCGTCTTGATTTTCTTGACCTTCTTGACCTTCTTGACCTTCTTGACTTTCTTGATCTTTAAAATCTTCTTCTCCCGGTCCCGGAACTCTTTCTACCTTAATTGCCATTTGATTGAATTTTTACAAAATTACTAAAAATATATAAATGAATTGAATTTTACTTAGGACCAAATGAATCTAAGGCAAAACCATCTAGTGTGTCTTCGTTGCTTTCGAAGTTTATTGGCGCCTTATTGTTCTTTTTCTGATCAGCTATTTTAGAGGTGTTAGTGCTCTGCTTGTCAATCCTTCTCGCCTTCTCGTCTTCTTTCATCTCCTCACGCTTAGTCTGTGCCTCTTCTCTAACTCCGGCTAACCTCATGTTGTACTCAAACTCTTTATCCATGAGCATCTCCTTGAGCGCAGCCTCTCTCTCCATCTTAGCGATCTCTCCGTCAACTTTCATCTTCTCGATTCGCATTTTGGTTTCTCCCTCAAGCTGAATCTTTTGTGCAGCTGTTTGAGCCGCTATTTGTTGAGATTTCATGTTGCTCTCTGAGGCCATTGCTTGCTTCTGCATCTCCGCTTTTTCCTCACGCTCTTGCTTCTTGATTCGCTTGAGTTTGAGTAGTTGATTAGCTAGCTTTATGTTGTTTATCTCACGGATATCAATCGCATCTTCAAGGTTGATATCTTTCTTATCAAGAGCTATTTTAATTGAAGCTTCAAGAGATGCTTTTTCTTCTGCATCCGGTGAAACCTCTATGTTTATCGCAAAGTCGTACAAGTACAACTCTGAGACCTCTTCCAATATAGCTGTGTTGTACTTCCCAATACGGTTAATCAGCGCATCCTTAAATCCAAGTTCTTCGTACTTCATGATGTCAGCTATCCTGTAACTGCAGGCCTCTCCCATGGATTTAACCATGTACAGCGCAGCATCAAGTACGTGTCTCGTAGCTGTGTTTGAGTTTAGGGCCGCAAGCTTTTGAACTCCCACTAACGCCCTTGGGTCAGGCGTCGATCCGTCTCGAGCTTCGTTCAATCCTGTTACTTGGCGAATCATATCCAAATAGTAGTTGTAGTTTGCGATAAGGGATTGAATCTTAGAAGCTCCGGCAGATTTGTTAAGCTCTTGTATAGGAATCCTTCCGTGGTTAAACTCTCCCTCTTCTGTCCGACTTCTACCGACTACACTACCAGTTTGGAAGTAAAGTTTAAGAGCTTCGTTCGGATTGTACGCAGCTCCATTTCCTAAGTCTATATCGATAAGGCCATCTGCGTCGATGAACACACCGTCTGGTGTCACTTTTTGCACGACCTGTTGTAGCTTTAAGTGAGTCATCTGAATCAGATCCGCAAAAGGAATCATTCTTTTGGTCAGCGACTCAATCTCTCCCTTGTACATTCTAGGAGCACAAGCAAAGTATTGAGGAAGCGCATGTTGGCTTGGTGATTTAGGTCTGACCATATTCTCAGCAAGCTCCCACTTTATGATCTTGTCACAGCCGAGGACCATCACACCTTCATACCATACGTCAATAACCTTCTCGATCTTTCTGAATCTGCCCTTCTCCATCTCTTCTTGAGGTGGATCCCAGTCATCAGATTTAGGTATTGGTCTTTCGCCTCCTTCGTCTGTCAATTTAATCTTCGTGACAACCTTCTTTGTTGTCTTGAAATTGAACCTAAGAATTGTCGACTGCTCGGTGTTTAGCGTGTTATTATCTACGGCAAACCCCTGATACCTCGCCCATGCTTCAGACGACAAAGCGATTTCTTTAATGTCTTCTGGAGTAAGGTTAGGATTTATTTTGAACAGCTCATTGTTGTGCACTCTCTCTACCTCACCGAAGTAAAAACAATCCGAAAAGAATGGATCCTCAGTGTAGCTATGGATCCAGTATTCAGGGTCAACATAAGACAGCCTTATTCCCGACCCTTTCTGGAATTCATGACGGCCTACAGATATCCCTAAGACAACTTGGTCATAGTCCATCCTTTTTCTTAGGTTGACGTACTTGTTTTCCTCCATTACAGCCTGAATACCGACCTCTGCTGCGATCTCAATAGCAGGCTTGTATCTAAGCTGCATGTACAATGACAATTCATCGTCATCAGCTGGAATCTCTTCTTCGTTCATTGTGAACGGATCAATTCCGAACATCTCTTTCATCATTCCAAGCTCTTCTTTTGCAGCCATTTGAGCTTCAACTTGAGTTTGGAAATCGAATCTTTTCTTTTGAGATAGGGCGTCCTGTGACTGAGCTTTTATGGCAAACTCTCTGTCAGACATGCCATTTACCACAATATCAACAAACTTCGGAATGATAGGAACTGGAGTCCAATCCAAGTTAAGGTAAGACATGTCTCCCTCTACCGCCAACTCATTCTTGTATTTTACAACGCTTTGCTCTGCCCTTGCATAGAGCTTTCTTCTTCTAAACTCATCTCTTCTAGAATAGAATCTAGCTGTCTGAGCCCCCTCTCTGGAAAACCATTCGTACTGTATAGCTTGCCCTATCTCCCGGCCAAAATCTTCTGTTTCTTTTACAGAGTCTGGAACGTACTGCGATGGAAAGCTTTTATATGGAATGGATATTTTGTTGTCCTTTATCATTGTACTGCAGAGCTTTGCATTCCTTTGTTGTTGTATCTCGCAAAGTTAACTTTTATTTTTGACTTTTCTTTTTTAGTTTGGTAGAGATGTCTTCTAGTCGCCATTATAGCCAGTCCTGAGCTTATCGAAGCGTCAAATCTTGTCCTGTTAGCAATGTCAAATTTTGCCCAATCTAACAGCGTTCTATTAAACGGCATTACGCCCATCTCTCCAGCCTCTCTAAATTGCCCGTCGCCTACTCCTACATACTCATTGATGTATGACTCAATCCCTGCGGCATGAGTCTGTTTTACGTCTTCACTCGAGTTAGGTATCCCTCCGAGCTCTTTCTCTGTAACCGAAAGCTTTTTGTACGGCTTGTCTGGACGATTCATGCTAAAACCTCTATACCCCCTGTTTTTGATGTGATACAAAAGCCTTGGTTTGTTGTTCTCTGCGAGTATAGGCATTGAGTAAAAAATTATTGCCATAAGGACATCTTCAAAGAATATCTCAGCCGTTTTTGGTCTAGCGATGTACTCCAAAAAGAATTCGTTTGACGGAGCATAGTCCGCCATATTTGTGCCTGTAAGCCCATGGAGTGCGCCGTTACTACCCCCACCTCCGACTGTGCCGGATATGTCATAGCTATCACACCCAAAAGCTCCAATCTCCGAAAGTGCGGGATACTTTGTCCCATTCTTCTCATACCACTTGTTCTGCATGGTTGCAGGGGGAACCCACGACAATATGAATCTTCCGTTTTTGCTCGGTGTAAATATCACCTTCGTGTCTCTTACCCCGTTCTCCCAAGAAAAGTTTCCTCTCGTAAGGTGATGCCCTTTGACGAACGAGTTATTGTAATCTATCTGATCGTATATTTTGGTAAGATCGAACAAAGAGTCCTTGCTATCATCTCGGAAAGCGTGATCCTCTGTTCTTGGGAACTGTCTGTAATGTTCGTTTAGTGCGTCCGGGTCATTTTTCAACGCCTCAACCTCAGCGTCCCAGAAGTCAATAGCTCCATTATCGATCATCTCCCCGTCAACTCCAAGAACAGATTCTACGGGCTTTCGCATCACAGGATTGCCATACACATCGATAAAACCTTCAAGGTTGAACTCCATCGGAATGAAAAGTGCGTACAACCCTGTTTTTGTTTGCCCGTTCGCAGACCTTTGTTTTGCCCGTGACCCGTTGTATAACTTTTGGTAATTCTCTCCCCCTTTGCTAAGAGCGTTAGAGGTAGAGCCCATCATACATTTGCCTATGATTTTTTTACCAACACGGAGACATGTTTTGGTAACCCTCCAGTTGTTCAGGATATTGTTTGGCTTGACCCATTTACCCGATTCATCATGAGCTAAGAATAATAGCTTTTCACCGTCATATGCGTTTTCCTCTGTATTTCTCCAGTCAATCGTGGTGTTCAAGCCTTCTTGATCATCCTCACCGACAGTATGCATGTTGTTTTTGGTGATCTTGGATGCCGGAACACGATACGCAAGTTCTGTTTTCGGTTTATCCATACCGTCCATAATAGGCTTGAAAAAGAACGGAAGCTTGTTGTTGATATTCACGACTTTGTCGGTGAACATTTTTTTAGCGTCAGCACCGGTCTTAGATAATATCCCTATCCTTGAGTCGCTAGCAAGAGTACCTAAGTTCACCGCTTCACTAGACTCCATAAAAGAGAATCCTGATCGGCGTATCTTAAGGTAGATCATTCCATATGATCTTGGATCAGCTTTGCAAGCTTCCCAAAAATAGTAAAGAACTTTGTTTGCATATCTAAAATCAGGATATCCAACGTCTATACTACACCATTGAAGGTACATGTAGTGCGATCCCGTTATATACACCGGTTCACCATTGCTCATGAACCAAAAGCCGTTTTCTCTTCTGTCAAATTCCTCTTCTATGTAGGATACGTAGTTCTTTTTAAATTCAGGCGGTCTCTTATTCCATTGATAAAGAGTTTTTATTTTCCTGAGATCCTCTGGTTGGCTCTCTCTTTCCCAATATTGTTTCTTCGGGTCTGAGCTTCTTGAGTGGCATTTTGAAGGAGCTTTAGGTAGGCCTATTCGAAGCCCTTGTATCTCTACAATCTCTCCGAGAGTCCCATCCTTAGATATGATCACGATATCATATTTGACGTTATATCCGTACTCCCAATTCTTCAGCCTATTCCCTCTGGACAGCTGAGGGGTTGGGACCACATCTTCCAACGTAATCATAATATCATGCTCTATACCTAAGCTCTGCATTGGTCTTACTTTTTGCTTCTTCTTTCCGCAAATCCGCCTGTCTGAACTTCTCCTCCAGAAGTTTCTGCGGCTTTAATAGCCTCTTCTTCCATGTCTATTCTGTCAAGGATGTCAAAAGCATCGAATATGGCTGTCTTTTTAGCTGCAGCCGCATTTTTTAATCTGTCCGCAGCTAACTCTTTAGCCTCCGGACTGTCGTCCTCTTCTTCAGTAGAGTATCTTTTTGCGGAGGTGTCAAATATCTTCTTTTTGGCCACCTCAATAAGCTCTTTTACCGCATCTCTTGACGCTGATATTAAACTCTTTTTTAGCTCTAGCGTTGACTCTTCTTTCTTTTTCATAGCGTAGCGAATATGCTTTGATCCATCACTCTGTACATCAGCTCTCCGTCAATTCGAAATTCGTACTCGCTGTCTGGAGCAAAGAACACCATATCTCCAATCTTTACTCCTTTTTCACTCAAATACGGACTTTTCATAGCTACTCTCCCTCTTAAATCATCAAACCCTCTGTGTGCTTTCATTGGACGAAGCTCCTGCCCTTTCACAGGTTTTACAAATGAATATCCGTCTAAAGATACCCACTCGCACCCCGGATTCTTAAATGCGAACACCTGATAAGAGTCAAGCATGAACAGATTGTCTCTTAAAAAACTCTTGCCGCTCTTTTTATTTCCTTTGATGTCATTGTAGTATTTGAACACATTGTGATGTACGATGAGTTCGGCGCCTTTCTTAATAGGCCCCTCGTATCTGCTTGGAAGCTCATGAACGACCGCTATCCTGTTGGAGACTTTGTGATCCTCTTCCGAGGAGCTTATGATAAAGTCTACATCTCCAAACTTCTTGGTATTGTCGTATCTCCGGCCATCTTTCGGCTCGCATATAAAGTCAGTAGGTGATTTCATATCAAAAGTCTATGTACATTTCCACCATAACGGGCATGTTTTCGATCACTTTCCAAAGCTTAACCTTTTCTTCAGGACCTTTTACCCATACCTCGTAACAAACCCCAAAATCACTCTCGACCCCTCGTATCTCATGAATGACATGAGTGTCTCCCAAGACCTTTTGATTTCGTATAAAATGCATAGCCCCGTTCTTGTAATCCGGGCCTACTGATAATCTTCTTATTATTTGCATTGTATTTAATTTTAGACAAATTTAATGAAAAAAGAAATGCCCCGCTAAGCGAGGCATCCTTGGTTACCTTGTAAAGGTAAGATCACAAAACATTCATGGTTGGCTGAACATTCTTCCATAAGCCTGTTGCTGACTCATAAATCAGTACATCTCCATCCTGAGCGGCAGATATTAAAATATCGTGTATTTCGCCCAAAAGATAGCCGGAGTCTACCTTGACGAAAATCATCCCATTGTTGGCGTTCACTCTCACGACATAGCCAAGTCTTACGACAAAGCTTGGAGATGTTGGCTCAACGTTTGTTATATGCCCCGGAGTTGAGTCAGATAGATACAAAGGATCACCTTCAGCCCAACTCTCTCCAAATGGAGAACCTGTTGTGTTGATGTTACGGACTATCCCAAACGTTGTTACAAAACCTTGTTGGTTGTTGTCAAAAGACTCGGTGACAACGCCTATTGTTGACTGGCTTAAACTTGCGTCTGAAGCATCTGCAAAATCGATAGATAGTCTGTCTCCCTGTGCTCCAGTTACTCGAACAACTCTAAATTCGCTTTCCAAAAGTGGAGCTCCTGTTTTATTCAGAGCTCTTACCACAAGTTCCTGTCCAATCTGAAGTACAACAGAGCCTCCTTTTAACCCTAAGTCTAACGTTCCTTCGTCGTCATTCCATCCCATCTGTCCTGCGGCAGATATTGTCTGAGTTGACGTAGAGAAGTTGATCTTGTTTACAGTCAGCTCAGAGTTTAAGATGACATCTACACTAGATGAATTGCCAACATTTAAAACAGCGTCAAGGCTTGGAACTGGCGCAAGATTTGCGATCCCTTGAGCTGTGTAGTTTACAGTCTTGTTTGAATCGCTTACGTCAGTACCGGGGATTAGGTCGGTAGGACTTGGAGTTACCGTTGAGTATGTGACTATCTTAGGCATGCGGTTTTATTATTTTACCACGCTCATCTCAGCATTAGGAGCTTGCTTGTCTCCTGCGTCAGGAGCTGTTACCTCTCCCGTATCAATATTGATCGTGCAGTTCTCTCCGTACTCTTCAGCTAAAGTTTTCTCTAGCTTTTTGTACTCTTCCTGAACCGCTCTGTATTTTCCTACAGCTGACAGCTTTGCGATTTCCGCATCTGCCATTTCAATCTTAGCTTGAGCGCTTTGTTGTTGAAGACTTCTTAAGGCGTCTAATTGCTCTTGTTTTAACTTAGTCATTGTAATGAATTTTATTTGTTCAGGACAAAGATATGAATAATATTCATTTCCTTCGAAATATATTGGATATTAGTCCAATTATGAGGATAATAGCAATTACCCACGCAAGCGCTATAAATTGCTCTATTCTATCCGGCTTCGGCTTCTTCTTTCTTATCGTGACGGTCCTGTGGGTTATTCGAACGGGTTTCTTTACAGGTCGGGTATTTATCGTATATTTAACTATATCACCCACGATTACAATCGAGCCATGGATGATGCCATCGTCGAAGTTTATCGTTTCGTTTATCTCGCAAGGCTTGAGCTTTGGCAAAACTACAGAATCCTCCAAGATCATTGGAGCCATGTATATGGTGTCAACAGTGACCGAATCTTTTATTATTGACGGGTCCTTTCTTAGGGCGATCTCCAAATGCTTTTGAGCTGAGCATGAAAACAGTAAAGTGGTTGTAAGCGCAATTAGCAATATCCTCATAATCAATCTTTCAGGCAAAAATACTATATTTGAAGATATTAATCTCAAAACCAAAGAAAATGAAAAATTTAATTTTCGCTTTCATGGCCTTAGCCATGATGCTCGTGTCTTGCTCGAAGACATCTCCGCCAGTTGTCCCGACCGAAAAAAGTGTTGAGGTCGTTCAGTTCCTCGTCGATATAGAATCTGAAAAACAGTCAATCGACTCTTTTGAATGGACATACTTCAGTGGTGAAGGAATCGCTTATTATTTTGAATCATATTTCGAGATAGTTGGTGTCGCAGAGGACCCTACGTCTAACCAGTGGGCAATGATAAAGATATCTGGAGATAGTGGGCAGGCCGATTTATACTTAGATTCAATGGTTGTCTCTGGAAAGAATATTATAGTATCACCGGGAGATGGATACCAGATCGAAGAGATAGACTCGGATGACCCTATAATTTACAATAAGAATGGTACTGCACTGCTTCACCGAAAACAGACCGCAATACGATCCATTTCGATTGTCAGAAAATCACCAAGTTAAATTCATCCGGAAGGATATCATACAGCTTATTCATAGCATGACGGGAACTCGTAACATCTGGGTTCCCGTCTCCATTTATATCCATTTTGCCGGTCCCCACAAGAATACATCCAAGTATGTCGGTGTAGTAATTTCCAGCATGAATCAGGATCTCCGACCTTCCCGGGACCTCTCTGATCCAAAAGCTTTTCCCAAACTTTGGCGATGAATGTTTGATAGCTTTGTATTCCCCTTTCGGTATACATGAAACTCTCCGTTCATTGTTTTTCCATGGAAGTTCAAGGGTATGAAAGCTATGCATTCCAACAGCCATTTTTCCCAAAGTCTGTACACCATCATCCGAATATCTCTTCAGATATATTTTCTCAGATCGTATTTTTTCTAAGCTTTTCATTTTCCTCCTTAAGCGATTTAATATCTTCGTGTAATTTTTTATTATCTTCATCGATTTCAGATATATTTTTTCGCATCTCTTCTATTTGTCGCTTTAGATCTTCGATAATGTCTCGATATATCTCGATAGAATCTTTGACATTAGAAAGCTCGTTGGTTTCTAGTTTAGACTTATTCATCTTTCTTCCGGCGAAGAAAGACACAATTCCTGTTACAACAGGTGGTATTATGTATGATAAAATGTCGTTCATTTCTTTTTTACTTCATGCTGTTGTTAGATAGCTTTGATATTGTCACCAACTTATAATCTATCATGTTTTTTTCATCGACTACTCCAATTTCTTCTTTTGTTTTTAAATCTATTTCAATATAGTTTACTAAATTACTAATAATTACATCTCCCTCCGCTGATTCTTCCTGCGATTCTGAATGAGTGTATGTTAAAAAAATTTTGCCATTCTGTCTCCAGAAAGAGTAATTTTTAGCGTCTTTTTCCAAATTTAATGTAATGCTATTAGTATCCATATCTTCCTTTAAAAATATCAAAATTTTCTGTAATTTCTGCTGCCGACAAAGCTCTATTGTATATCATTGCTACAGACATATCTAAATTTCCATTTCTAAACGTAATATTTCTATCAATACATATTCCAATATTATCCATAGCGCAGGTTGTGTATGTCCCTGAAACTGAATTACTTGTTATACCTGTGCTTCTACCTTGATAAAAAATAGCAGATGATGAAGAAATAGACACAGCAACCATTATCCATTCATTTAAAGGAGGGGTTATGTTGCTAGTCTTTATAGTTCCATTATGGTGAATGGCCAGTCTAGTGTTAAATCCAAAGTTTAGTCCTGTTATACTTGTAGCACTTCTGCTAAATATAATTGGATCATAATTTGAAGCTGTAGTTGGGATTTTTATAAATGTAAATATAGTTAACGCATTCAATCCAGTAAATTGAGAAGTTGAATTAGCGTACCTTTCATTATTAAAATCTATATACCCTCCGTCTGCAGAACTATATACAGGCGCACCTGTTCCTAAAAGAGTTGCCTCTCCTGACCCCTGCAAACAAGTCCACGTTGTCCCTGCTCCCGGATAAGAAGAGGAATTTCCCGCATCCATATACATTAGCAACCCTGAAGTCACTGGAGATGGAGGGCCCGAAGGAGCTTCGAAAAATATCATGTGTGGAGCCATTACGATAAAGTATAAGTGTAAACAATTACTACATTCAAATCTTCTGCCCCTTCAGAGTCAGAGACAGTGAGCTTTAATGAGTCTGCGTCTGTTAAAGATATCCCTCCTGAAAAGGTCTTTGTGGCCTGCGTTGTTGTGGCAGAAACTGCAGTGTCTAACAGAGTGGATCCCTTTTTTAATTGTATTGTAGGCTCTCCAGCAGTTGTTTGATACTCCATCTTTGTCAAAGTCATTCCAAACGGAAGTTTGTTTAAAAGTATGTAGTCTTTATCTGTCGGAGCCTCAATTGTTACAGAGATATAGTCAGTCTGCGTTGTTGACGGGGCAGATGTGATGTATCCGGCGTCGTTTGTAAGGCTGCTTACGTTGTCTCCCGGCTGAACAGCTGTGTTTACTTTTGACAAGTCTACATTAACAGTTGTCGATGTGGATATAGATGAAGCGTCAAACGTAGCCTTTTTAGTAGGGTCATCCTTGTCGGTTATCTCTATCTTATTTGACGGGAACGATGCTGTAGGCCTTACGTTCTGATTCACATCAGTAACGTGTCCGTCCTCTATCTTCAAGTTCCACAAATACCCTGCCCCAGTCACATCTTCAAGGGTTGGTTCTGCAGGAAGAGGAGCTTTATGTTTGATGGTTATTTCATGAGGGCTTCCTGAAGTTGAATTTGTTATTTCTAAAGAGGCTAGCGTAGGTGATGAGCTAACATATGTATGATCGTTTCCTGCTTGAATAACAACATTATCAAGCTTTGTAACATCTGTGCCTGTAACACTATCCCCTCCTCTTATATTAAACAGCTTAGGATCATCAGTAACTATTCCAAAACCGTTTATATGTCCTACAGAATCAAATGTCCAAGATACGATTCTTTGATCGCTAGCTATCGGTGAAGAAACCCCGAACCATGTAATGTTATCATGGTCAATAGTTATGTTACCTGATCCGGCGGATGATGTTAATGATGCGTCTATTAAACTCCCTCCAACCACATTCACTTCAAATCCGCTTGTTATATCTAAAGCAGGAGACACAGAATTTACTATCAACCCCCAACTAACATAATTGTCGTAAGTGTCCATTGGCGCATCAGTATACCCGATAACGTGACCAAAAGAATCAAAATTAATAGACGTGATTATTTGAGTATTGGATCCGCTATAGTTAGAAACAGTTGACGTGTCAGCATGTCCTATTCGTATCTCGTCAACCGTAGTACCATCCAGACTTATGCCAGCATCTACTGCAAAACTTATTGTAGACTTAGTGCTTGCATCCTCTAAAAGCTGTATCGTTGTGGCTGCTGAAGGAGACGTAATATCGTAAATTGTATCGCTATCTGTTGAAGAAATTGTAACCTGCCCAGCGACATCATCATACGTGACAGTTGTAGTCCCACCTCCTGTAAATTGAATAGTACGCCCTGAAGTTACTCCTCCTATCTGTATCCCGTCTGTAATATTCCAAGCCGAGTAATTGTCATAATTAAGAACTCTCAATGCATGGTCAGTAACGTGTCCGTATGCGTCAATGTCTAACGATGCTATTACTTCAACGGCTGTTGTGGTAACATTTCCTGTTGATGAAGTTGAGTGCTGTATGTCTCCTCCTACAATTTGAATTCCAGCCGATGCGGTATAGGTTGTGTCTGTAGCGTCAATCGTGAGTACACCTGTGCCATCATCGTAGCTTGTCGACGCAGACCCTGTGCCGGCAAACTTTATAAGCCTGTTTGACGTGACGCTCCCTATAGGAGTGTCATTATCGTCAGTTATCCTCCAGTTCTGATAATTATCGCTTGCAAAAAAGTTTATCGCCTACTTGGTCAATCCTGTTACATGACCAAAATCATCAAGCGTAAGTGTGCTGATGATTTGAGTGTTTGTAAATCCTTATGAGTT